TACGCTAAGAAGATGGTACGACCTGATATGTACGGTCTTGTTGTTGTTCGTGGCCTTCTTGGCGAGGCAGGCGCTAGCTAATAGCTAACCGCAACACGCAATAGCGAAAGAATTAAGCCCCACCATTAACTTGGTGGGGCTTTTCTTTTTTTGAGATACTATTTATAATGAAAAGGTAAGGCGAATTACCTCTAAGATTTAAAAGGAGATTTTATAAAATGGCAAAATTAGGAAGATACGCGGCACAAAGAAGAAAGGTTGAAACCTTGACCGCAACTGGAAAGACTATCACAGTAGCAGACTGCGGAACGGAGTTCTTGGTAATACAAAACGGCACCGCCGCAGTTGAGCATACTTTACCCAGTGTTGCAGCTGCCGGTCAAGGATGGTGGTGTGCATTTACACTAAAAACTGCTGTTGCACACGATGACGCGGATGTTAATATTGCCTCTGCAGATGGAGCCGTTATTAGCGGAGTTGAAGTATCAGACGCAGCTGCTCCAATCGCTAACCAGACAAAGGTTATCATTGAGGGCAACAACGCCGCAGTCGGCACTAGAGTAGAAATTTGGACAGATGGCTCTCGTTGGTACGTGACGACAGCAGCACCAGAAGACGCTGATATCACAACATCATAATAAATAACTCGCCTTATAACAGAAACAACCCCTCTTCCAACAGGAAAGGGGTTTTTCTATTTCTAAACTATTTATTACATAAACGAAAGGAGTTACCATGGGTAAACGAAGAAAGCGCCTTACAATGGCCAAATACGCAAAGAAGTATGCAAAAAAGAGGGCAGCAATAGGTTTCAGTCTCGGAAAGGTTCAAGAAACAGTAAAGGAAGCAGTATCAGATGCAGTTGAGACTGTTCTGGAAGCAGCTGTCGATGTTGCAGAGAAGGTAGAAGAGGTTCTTGATCAGACTCAAGAGAAGATCAATGCTTTAAAATTCATAAATGAAGAGGAAACTGTTCAAGTCGAAGAGCCAAAGGTCGAAGAGCCAAAGCCTACAAAGAAAAAGACCGCGCCAACCAAAAAGAAAACTACTTCTACAACGCGCAGAAGACGAACCACAAAAACAAAAACAGACACCTAGGTGAAATGCGGTCCCAAACAACTAGTTATATTGATAAACTATAACTTGTGAGGGACCATGAATGTCTTTGCCAACTTTAACACCATCCAGCACACTTTCTGCTGTGGTGCTTCCTATTACGGGTACAGCATCAAATGTAAACGCCGCTGTACCATATAAAATATACTCTGACCCACTGGCGCCTCTGTATTCTGAAGAATTCATGACAGGAGCAGTAGATCAGGTTTCTTATGTTTACAAAAAGCTCGGCGGTGATATACTTGACATTGAAATAACCGAAGGAAACGTTTATGCAGCGTACGAAGAATCAGTACTGGAGTATTCTTACCTGGTTAATGTACACCAGGCATCAAATGTCCTATCATATACTCTTGGCAACACCACCGGTAGCTTTGATTCAAAGGGCAACATAGAGTCGGGTGATCTTTCGTCTTCACTTGGCGGCACTCACGTTGCCTTGAAGTATCCTAAGTTTGATTATAGCTTGTCTAGAAAGGTCGGACAAGGCGCCGGCGCAGAAGTGGGTTTAAATGGTTCAGTTCAATTTTCAGCTTCAGTTAGTATAACGTCAAGCGTCCAAGATTACAATTTACAGACAATTATAGAGAACTCAGAACAATATTCAGGATCCGTTAATGGTAAGAAGATTCTTATAAAGAAAGTCTTCTATAAGACTCCGCATGCGATGTGGAGATTTTTTGGATATTACGGTGGTCTCAATGTTGTGGGCAATTTACATAATTATGGCCAGTTTTCAGACGACTCGACATTTCAATTGATACCGGCTTGGCACAACAAGGCTCAAGCCATGGCGTTTGAAGACGCGATATACACCAGGATGTCTCATTTTTCCTATGAGTTAAGGAATAACAACCTAAGATTACATCCGATACCCCATAAGGGCGGCCCAAGTAAAATGTGGGTAGAGTTTTCAATAGCCACAGACGCATGGGATAACACAGATACGGAAACCGATGGTATTAACAACATGAATACTCTTCCAATAGGAAATCTGCCGTTTAACAACATAAATTCAATCGGCAAACAGTGGATCCGCCGCTTTGCCTTATCACTCTCTAAGGAGACTTTGGGACAAGTAAGGTCAAAGTTCGGCTCTGTACCTATTCCTGGCGACAATGTGTCTCTAAATGGGGCAGCGCTGCTCTCCGAAGCCAAAGCAGAGCAGGATAAGTTAAGAGAAGAGTTGAAGTCCACCTTGGCAGAGATGACATACGCTAAATTGATTGAGAAAGACGGAACTATATCAGACAATACAGAAAAGGTTTTAGATAAGGTACCTAACTTTATCTTTGTGGGGTAATTAAATGTCGGATGATAACAAATGGTCACAACCTGATGCACCACCTCCACCTCTCTTTACAGGAAAGAAGGAAAAAGACTTCGTAAAACAAGTTAACGACGAAGTTATAGAAAGAGTCGTTGGTCAAACTATCGCTTATTATCCTATAAGTTTGGACCACACCAATTTTCACAACATCTATGGAGAAGCAATAGACAAAAACTTTCTAAACCCAGTTAGAGTATATGCTATGGTCAAATATGACTCGCAAAATACCACAACAACACCTCTCGGTGTTGACAGAATAGAGAAAATAACAGTTTTTTTCCACAAGAGAAGATTAACGGAAGATCAGGACCTTTTTGTTAGAGAGGGTGACTTCATACAGTACGGTCAACATTTTTACGAGATCTTAAGTCTTGTCGAACCTAAGTGGCTTTACGGTCAAGTGGAATCAAAATTTGAAATCGGCGCTACATGCGTGAGAGCTAGAGAGGGATTATTTAATGTCTGACGGAAAGGTACCAGTAGAGGGTTCTTTGGTAAGGAAATTACACTTTGAGCCATCTACAATTGAAACAATTGACAGTTCTGTGTTAAAATACTTTGAAAGCCTGGACCTTTTTGCTGACACAAACGAAGGTTGGCGAAAGGTTCCTATTGTGTGGGGTACTGCAGAACGCTCTTACCAAGTAAAGAAGAATAAAGACATAAGAGACGCTCAGGGAATGCTTAAATTTCCGATCATCTCAATAAGAAGGACATCAGTGACTAAAGACATGGCCAGTAAGGGTGTATTTCAAGGGAACGTTCCAGGCCAACCAGACGAGCAAGGAGGCTCGTTACCGGTTTCTAGAGTAGTCTACCAGGAGAAAACCACAAAGTTCGCTTCAGCCGATGCTTTAAGGCTTCATGGACAAAGTAACTATCCTAGACCAAACCCAAAGATAGTGTATAGAACTATAGCCGCACCCATGCCGGTAAATGTTACTATAAATTATGAAATTACAATAAGAACAGAATATCAGCAACAAATGAACGATTTAATCTTGCCTTTTGTGACGATGCCTGGTACAATAAATTATATAAGGCTGTTTGAAGGTGAACATCGCTATGAAGGATTTATACAAGGAGAGTTCCAAAATGGAGATAACTTGTCAAACTTTTCATCAGAAGAAAGAAAGTTCGAAACCAAGATAACGCTAAAGGTGATTGGATATTTGGTAGGACAAGAAGACAATAGAGACAAACCTCATTATTCCGTGAGGGAAAATGCAGTAGAAGTTAAGATCCCAAGAGAAAGGATATCTTTGAATGAAATTCCAGACCATGAATTCGGAGCTTATTATGGTTTAGCTGGAATCAAAGACCCTGTGATATTATCTGGCTTCCCGGCGCCGTTTATATTTTCTAACGTGCCAGCTGTTGGTAGCGGAGGGGGATCAACCGCAGCATCTTCAACGTCTGAATCTAGCGTTTCAAGTAATATTGTGACGGATGGTAACTTTTCTCAAGTTTTAGCAGATAATTTAGTAATTAGAGAAGTACTTAAAGCAGACACGGATGGTGTCCCGAGTCCTGCAAATCAATTGACTATTACTGGAGCTACAGTTAGGGCAAACACAGAATCACTTTACGTGAACGGTGTCCTTCAGTCTGTAGGGGGAAGTAACGATTACACCATAAGTGGAAACGTAATAACATTAACTTATAATTTGGATGCAGATGATGCTGCATTCGTGACATACATAAAACAATAAAGAAAGGAAAAAAACATGTCAGAACAAGAAACACAAAATGAAGAAGTAACCCAAGAAGAAGAGTCACAACCGGTTGATATTGTGGAAGTTGAATGGGAAGAGGTAAAGCAAATCGTCGCAGCACGAGACCGACGAGTTGAAATAGATAATATTTTGGCCTCCATGATGCTTGAATATGAAAAAAAGAAGCAAAGTCTTCTCATAGAATCTCTACAAGTAGGAGACTACATGTATCAGCTAGGCCAAGAATTGAAAGATAAGAAAGCCATCAACGTAGAGGTTACATATCAGTTGACTTTGCCAAAAAATCCAGGAGAAAAAGCATACTTTGTCCGAAAGTAAAATGATTATGTCTTGCGCGCCACTACTTAGTTATACATGAATGAATTAGGGAGCAATAATACATGTATACTACAAGCGACATAGGAATAGCAGCATATTTACAGTTGAAAAAGTTTAAACTATTAGAGTGCAAACGTTTGGAAACTGGAAAATTTCATTTTGCTTTTGAAGATCCCGCCGGCGAATGTGCCCCTGCAGCCTTAGAGTTTTTAGATTCAGATTTTTGCAAATTTGACAACAATGTTAGAAACTTAAAGAAAATTCTCTTCTCTTGAACTTATAAAAAACTATTTATAAGCAGACGTTCGTTTTATCCCATAAATTCCTATCCAATCAAATTTATAACATTTAACATTTTTTCCCATCCTATAAAATAATATCAATTTATATTCAATTATATTTTTTTATTGTCAAATTCATATATAGGAGGAAAAATATATGGCATATGAATTAGCAAATGCTATAGCTTCCGGATCAGCTGCACAAGACGTAGCGGGTTCTTCCAATGGTCAAGCTTCTGGTGGCCGTTTTAGTCCAAATGGTTCTAAAATAGCTGTTACCACTACTAGACAAGGCGGAGCCGGCTCCACAGATCAAGGTGTAGACTTTTACGTATCTTCAAGTGCAGACGGATGGCATCTTAATGCTTCGCTTGATTCTGATAGCGGAAACGCGATTAGACAGATTGTTTGGTACGATACAGATACTGTTTTTGTAGTAGAAGGTAACACAACAGTAGTACAGTACAATTCAGGCTCCAGCGGAGGCTGGGCGCATCAGCGCCTGTCTGCGAATGTAGGCTTTACTGTAATGGACATAGTGTTTAACCCTAGTAAAACAAGAGCCCTTGTTTATGGTGCAACAGCCAAGCTATACGCATATACTGTTTCGGATTCAGGCGCCTGGTCGCTTGAAAAGAATTTCAGTCAAGTCGGTCACAAACCGAATGCAAACATCAATGATGTATCTTGGATAGATAATGATACATTTGTTGTAGGTGAACCAACAGCAAACACCAACAGAGGTGAGTTGCAGGTCTATCACTACAATGGAAGTTGGTCTAAGACCGAACAAGTAGCTGGTAGTGCTACAACTATAAATCACTACTATTTAGGTGATTCTGTTACTTGGCACGCTTCTAGTAGTACCATAATCGCTGGTGCAACAATCGGCGCCGGCGGATCGACTACCGAAGGTGGTTTATTAATGATACCATCCAGTAGTGGATATGGTTTCTTGCCGGCTTCAAACCCTGGCTGGCATGGATACCAAGTAAATACAGATTCACTTAGTACAAACAATAGTGGTCAACCAAGAAGAGCCTTGCCTTACGGCCTAGGCATAAGACAGGACCCTGAAAACGATAACGCGTTTTTAGGAGGATTCCAGTCTCAGACTGGTAGCCCTTTTGATGATGGTGTTATCTACACTTTAGAGTCTGGATCTTCAGAAGGTTGGAGAGTTACTCAGTTATACAACGATCACGCACATCACGTTGCAAGTGTTAATTTTAATATTGATCTTTATGATGGTACAGCTGTCACTAATAACAATATTCTTTATAATGCAGATGCAACATTTAAGGTATGGGCAATCGCAGAGTATAATCCACCCGATAATACGGGCCCTTCAGTTTCATCGGTAGCTATTACTAGTGCAACCAATGCACAAAACAGCACACTTAATGAGGGTGATGTTGTTAGTGTTACAGTGACTATGGACGAAGCAACTGTTGTTAATACAACAGGTGGTACCCCATACATAACTTTGAGTGTTGGCGGAGTCAGCAGAAACGCTAGCTATGCTAGTGGTACTGGTACGACTGCACTTATATTTCAGTATACGATTGCAAGTAGTGAAACTACAGATTCTGATGGTATATCTATCGGATCCAACGCGATCGCACTAAATAGTGGAACCATGCAGGATGCTGCAGGTAACAACGCGACTATTACACATAGTGCAGTTTCGGCAAATTCATCTTTTAAGGTGGACACAACGAAACCAACAATTAGTTCACTTTCGGTAGCAGCTAATAACTCTACCGTAACTGTTACTTTTGCAGAGGCTGTTTATGCAGGTTCTAACGGCACTGGTGATTTAGTTGCAGCAGATTTTACCTTGGGTTTATCCGGGGGTAATCAAGCTAATATTAGTTTGAACGCGACACCATCCGGTATTTCAAAAACCAGTCAGAGTATCTGGGTATTGACCCTTAATGGAACAGACCTAGACTCTATAGCGCTAGGAACAGAAACTTTATCAGTTGATGCAGCAAATAACACATCAATCTATGATTTAGCAGGTAACGCTCACACAGCCGCCGCGAGTACTGTATCTTTAAACAATACAGCAGCTATAGATGATGCAGTTACATCAACTATAGGCTCATCCGGAGGTACTGTTAAGGCAGGTAATACTACCGTATCACCAGATGTTACAGTTACTATCCCTTCCGACGCACTATCGGGCAATGTCTCTATAGGTGCTAGCGTTGCAACAGCTTTTGATCCAAAAACAGCTGGAGTCACGCAGGCTGGCGGCGCGGTGGGAGAATCGCTATCAGCAGTCATTAGATTAACACCCCATGGTCAAGCATTTGACCAAGCAGTTACAGTTCAGTTTAAGTTAGAGGGTTCCGCTGCAGGATCTTGCCCAACAAATCTAGAGATTTGGAAGAGAAATTCTGCAACTGGTGTTTGGTACCAGTTACCCAGTGATCTATGGAGCTGTTCAAGCGGAACAGTTTCAATTTCTACAACTAGTTTCAGCGATTTCGCTGCTTTAGGAGGTAATAACATGGCTAGAACAAAGATAAATAACGTACAGTTGGCGCGTTTAGCAGAGTCCAACAAGGTCTTGCCAGAGGCCATTAACATTACTGGCTCCGCGGAATCTTTAGTAACATCTGTTAATGATTCCGACGTATTCATTCTCCAGCAAGCTGGAGCGCTCGCAAAACACGTCTCAGGTTCAGTACTTAAAAGTTATTTTGCAGGTGGTGGTGTTGATGTAACTGCATCTGCGGTTAATGAAAATTACAGATTGACGTTTGTTGATCACCAAGATACGTCACAAATCGGCCTTGCGGTGGATAGTGACCTTCTTTATAATCCAAGTACCAATACTTTGACAGCGACGAAGCTTTCGTCCACAAACGTTGACGGTATTCTTGGTGCAAATAGTGCTGCTGCAGCAACAGTGACTACATTATCTGCAACAGGTGATGTTGATCTTGGTAACGCAACATCCGATACCATCACAGCTACAGCTCGTTTTGATTCGGATCTTGTACCAAGCACAGACTCAGCAAGAGACCTGGGTACATCTGCACTTCAGTGGGCAGAGGCACACATTGATGCAGGTTATATCGATGCAATTACTGTAACAGGTACTTCTACATTGACGACGGTTGATATCAACGGTGGTAACATTGATGGCACAGCCATCGGTGCAGCTTCCCACTCAACTGGTAAGTTTACAACTGTTGACGCTACGACCGACTTCACTATTGATGGGTTGGTCATAACTGCAGACACTATCACAAATGATGCAGCTTTGGAAGTTGCGTCAACCGGACTGACGCTCAATGCGTCTTTAGATATAGCATTGTCCGCTGATGGCGGCAACGTCACGATGGATGATGGTACAACCACAGTCTTTGATTTTAATGTTGACGATCCGGCACTTAAAATAATGGATGATGCGCAAGTGACAAATTATTTGTCCTTGGCTGTTGGTGCTAACGGAGCTACAACGATAGAGACAGTTGATGCTGACGCCGCTGCAGCAAATCTACAGATTACTGCAGATGGTACTGTTGATATTGACTCTGCAGGTCTTATGACACTGGATTCTGGTGGAGCAATCAACCTTGAGCCAGCTGCTGGTTCTGCCATCTTGCTTGATGGTACAATCAGTGTTGATGCGGGTGTCGTTACTGGTGCCACTTCAATAACTTCAACAGCGTTTGTTGGTGCTATTGACGGCGCCCTTGGTGGTAATACACCAGCCGCCGCCACAGTAACAACACTGTCAGCGACAGGAGACGTCGACTTGGGTGATGCAACCGGTGATACAATCACGGCGACCGGTCGTTTTGACTCGGACCTTGTTCCAAGCACAGACTCAGCAAGAGACCTGGGTACATCTGCACTTCAGTGGGCAGAGGCACACATCGATACAGGTAATATTGATACTGTTGTTGCAACTGCTATTACTGCTTCTGCAATTAGAGTTACAGAACTTGATGTTGTTACAATCAACTCAATTAACCAGACCGAAGCAACTCTGGAAATCGAAGATAAACTCATTGTTTCGGCAGTCAGCGCATCTTCTGCGAATGCAGATGGCGGTGGTTTACGAATTGGTGGAGCTGACAACCAAGCAGCAGGACACGCTTCTGTGCTTTGGAATCACGCCAGTTCTTCAATGCATCTCAATGTCGGTGGCGAAGTTCAGATACAAATAAAAGACGGCGCTCTTCTTCCAGGAAAAGATGACAACGTTGATATAGGATCTGCAACGGATACACTGCAGTTTAAGGACCTTTATCTTGACGGAACAGCAAACGCTGATGCCTTGGCTTTGAATTCGGGCGCAACGGTTACTGCTATTCTTGACGAAGACGCCATGGGATCGGATAGTGCTACAGCGTTGGCTACACAGCAGTCAATCAAGGCTTATGTTGATGCAAACGGTGGAAACTTCTACCTAGAAGATGATGATGGTACAGAGGTTCAAATTACCAATAGCAAAGAAATGAAGTTTATTGGTTCTGGTATCACTACTAACTGGACAGATACATCCGATGGTAGTGATGGTGATCCTTATGACTTGACCTTCACAGTAGATGCTGCACAGACTGGCATTACATCTATCTTGAACAGCAGTTTGAAGCTTGGATATGGCGCATCTGATGCATATATTCTTTTTTCAACTGATAATGAAATAAACTTTGCTATCGATAACACTACTCAGGTAGTGGTTGATGATGGTACTTTTCACCCTGAAACAGATAGTGATGTAGATTTGGGTACAACCGCTAAGCGATTCAAAACCGGTTACATAGACGATATTACTGTAACAAACCACGTTACAGCATCGTCCTTGATATCAACTGGCGACGTACACGTCGGCGCTAACGGTCACCTTGAGACAACCGACGGTGGTAATGACCACTCCATCTTCCCAACAATGACTGGCCCAGGCCAGACATTGACACTTGGTGGTGGTTCTGCTATCAGTACAGCAGGTAGCTTTTCCGCTGCAGCTGCAACAGTAACAAGCTTGAGCGTTTCTGATGGTAACATCACAAATGTTGGAGACATAAATGCTGATAGCATTAGTGTTGACGGCGCCGCAACGGGCTTGAATATTGATGGCTCCGGTGCAGACACCACAAAGTTCAAGGTAACCATGGCAGATAACTTGGCAGACGCTCTCAATATTAATGAGGGTGGAAACTCTTATCTTAAATTCGTTACTACGAATGGTTCTGAGCAGGTTGTGTTTGGTAAGAACTCCACTTTTGCAAGCACCACAATTGCTGACCTCGGTACTGTAACAACTGCAGACATCAACGGTGGTACAATTGATGGCGTAACATTAGGTTCAACAAATACAATTAATGTTACAGCAATCGACCTTGATGGTGCAACAGCACTTGGTGGAGCAAGCATGGCTCAGGCTGACTTGTTACTCATCGACGATGGTGCCGGCGGTACCATGAAGTCTGTTACTTTCTCGAACTTTGAGGATTCAATTTTCGGAAATGTTTCAGGTGACGCAACAGTCGCAGCAGGTGGTGCTTTAACAATCGCCGCCACCGCGGTCGAAGGAAGTATGCTTAATAACAATATCGTTAGTGGTCTTGATGATATCAATGCTGCTATCGCAGCAACTGACGAGATGATCATCAGCGATGCTGGTACAATCAAGAGAACAGACGTTTCACGTCTTGGTACCTTCTTGGGCGGCGGCGACGGCCTTCAGGTCACATCTGGTGTGTTGAGTATTACTCCTGTAGAAGACATTTGTTCATCAGCATCAAAGAATAGTATCCTTTCAAATGACTTGGTTACAGCTTCTTTAACGCAGGATATGGTATCTGGTTCACTTCAAGTATTCTTGAATGGTATGCTACAGACACCTTCTGGCTCGGTTCAGGGTGGCTCTGATCACACCGCAATCTACGACTATTTGTTGATTACTTCTTCGCATGACGGTGAGGCCTTCGCAGGTAAGCCTAAGGTTTGGTTTGCACAGGCTATTGATAGCGACGACGTCATTCAGCTCCGTTACATCAAGAAATAATTATTCCTACCAACTTTCCTACCCAAGCCCGGTTTTCACCGGGCTTTTCTTTTTCTTGTTGCCGTTGCAGGATAGAAAAACTATTTAATAAGTAAAATAACATTTACTTTAAGTTCCTCAAGGAGATAGCAACATGGCAGCTAGAAAATTTAAGTTCGTTTCACCCGGAGTTTTTCTAAAAGAGATTGATAACTCACAATTACCCAAATTACCTGGAAATATAGGCCCAGTAATAATCGGAAGGACCAGAAAGGGTCCAGCGTTAAATCCAGTAAAGGTAAATTCATACGCAGAATTTGTAGAAATGTTCGGAGAGACAGTCCCCGGAAACCAAGGCGATGATGTGTGGAGAGAGGGGAACGGTCTTTTGTCCCCGGCTTACGCTCATTACGCAGCAAAAGCATATTTCGCCGCAGACATTGATTCTCCGGTAACAGTCATAAGACTCTTAGGAGCTTCAGGTGATAATGCAACCTCAGCCGCCGGCGCACAAGCAGGATGGGCAGTAGACAAAGCCTGGGCCCTTATAACTTACCCTTCGGGCTCATCTACCGCTAATGACCATACAGTTTCAGCGGTATTTTATACGCCTGCAACGGGTACCATGGTGCGATTAGCAGGTCAAGGCGAAGGCGCCGATTTTACAAAAGACTCACCAGCTGATTTTGGAACTTCAGTGCTGACAGATACCAACGGAGATTTCAAGATTATAATCTCAAGCACAGATAGAGACACCAAGGAAGTCCCGGTAAACTTTCGCAAGGGAAGCAAAAATTACATTAGAAGCGCTTTGAATACTAACCCTGTATTAACAAACACTAGTGTATCTTATATAACATCTGGTACGTTGGCGGACAAGTACTGGCTCGGAGAAACATTTGAGGAAAGTTTAAACTCAGCTTCCGATGCCAAGAAGTGTGGATATATGGTTCAGTTGCAAGCAGAAACAACTGACTTCGAGGATTATACTCACGATGCATCTGCGGGAAGAACAGGTTGGGTATTCAGTCAACATGAAGGTACCGCCAAAGACTATACTGCCGAAGATATGCCTTTGCTATTCAGGCTGATCGCGTTGGCTGAAGGTGAAGAGCCTTCAAAGAATTTAATAGTATCAATCGAAGATATAAGAGTTCCGCAAACCGGAGACACTGATCCATATGGTTCATTCTCGGTTGTTATTAAAAAGGTTTTTGGAACAAAGCTAGAAGTAGTGGAATCTTTTGTCGGTTGTAATTTGAACCCTAATTCTCAAAATTATGTTGCGAGGCAAATCGGAGACCAATTCTTCCAGTGGTCTTCTGCAGAAAAGAGAAATAAGGTTTACGGAAACTATCCAAACAATTCAAAGTATATCAGAATCGACATGGACTCAAATGTCGACATGGGTGCTGTGTCACCCTCTAAGGTACCTTTCGGATTTTATGGACCGGTCATACCAAAAAGAATAGAAAAAACTGTTAGTAGCGGTGTTATCAACGAGATAGGCGGCGCCAGCACTTTTATTGAAGAAAGTACTCGATTCAAAGCTGCGAATGTAGCAGACGCAGGTACTGTAACAATCCGTTGGCCAAGTCTAAAGACAACAGTTAGTGCCTCCGTAAGAGGAACAGACAGCTTTGGAGCGGCAGTTTATAAATTGTCAGGAGATAATCTCACCAGCGAATTAGACACAGGCATGATAGATTACATTAGGAAGATGCCTGCAGGCTTAGCGAAGCAACAAACTGATGGTATTTCCGACGGCTCGACAACTGAATATGCGTTCACATTCAGTTTAGATGAAATCCGTTTAGAGGGGTCAAATTTAACTGATACTTCACTTGCGAATGTAACATCTTCAGTTTTCGTTAGTGGTTCTAGAGCTTGTCAGTCATCAACAGCAACAATTCTTGTGAAAACAACAAATCCAGCGCAACTTAGAGATATGAAATTCACACTAGTGGATACTGCAGGGGTTAGTAAAGAATATCAAACCCATGATGCTCTTCATGATGATTACGAAACAGGCGAGGTTAGTTCTAACGGCGCTTCAATTCTTGCAGACATTAAAGGTTTAAGCTCTCAAGGCACGATTGCAGCACAAATTAAGGCCGCTATAGAATCAACCCTGGGCCACAATGGTTCAATTACTTGTGCACTTAGTACGACATCAGCAACAAATGACACAATTACAATTACTCAACTAGCTAAAGGCACCGGCGGCAACACAACTATAAGTGCCGTAACAAATGGTAACGCAACACATCTTACAATTAATGGCGCCATTACACAAACCGCTTTTGCTGGGGGCGTCGGAAACGCAGAGGGAACCTCATATACTGCTGATAATCCAACAAACGGGGTCTCAAACTTGTTAGAGCTAGGTTTCGATAAGTTCCAGATGCCTCTCGTCGGCGGATTTGACGGAGTAGATGTCACAGAGCCGGATCCATTTGCGAATAGGTTAACATCTGGCAAGACAACTGCCAACTCGTATGCCTTCGCATCAATAGATCGAGCGATAGAGCTTGTTAAGGACCCCGAGTTGATCGAGCAGAACCTAGTTGTTATGCCGGGTATCACCACGGATGCACTGACCACAAAGCTGGTAGAGAAGTGTGAATCTAGAGCAGATTGTTTAGCAATAATTGATTTGCCTGACGTATATTTGCCGGCACATGAAAAGAAGTGCAAAGTGTTTTCTGACAGAATCGGTACAACGCCTTCAAAGGCTGCAAAAGCAATAAAAGCTAGGCAGCTAAACTCTTCTTATGGTGCGACATACTACCCATGGGTAAAGATCAAGGACACTGATTCATCAAGAGATATATGGGTTCCACCTTCAGTAGTTGCTTTGGGTGTCATGGCCTATACAGAGCAAAGAGACGAGGTTTGGTTCGCTCCTGCAGGTTTCAACCGCGGTGGCTTGAACGAAGGGAATGCTGGTGTACCGGTATTGCAAGTTTCTGAGCAGCTTTTATCCAAGCAAAGAGACACACTTTACGAGTCTAGTGTTAATCCAATCGCTTCATTTGTAACTGAAGGTTTGGTTATATTTGGTCAGAAGACACTTCAAACAACACCTTCAGCACTGGATAGGATTAACGTAAGAAGATTGCTCATCTTCGTCAAAAAAGAGATTTCAAGAATCGCAAGCGGTTTACTGTTCGACCAGAACGTACCAGCTACTTGGAACAGATTCCTTGGTCAGGTTAACCCTTTCTTGCAAAGTGTTAAGACAAGACTTGGACTCTCTGATTATAAGGTTATCTTAGATAATAGCACTACAACACCAGACTTGGTGGATAGAAATATTATGTATGCGAAGATCTTCTTGAAGCCAGCTAGAGCAATTGAGTTTATTGCAGTTGATTTTGTTATAACAAATACAGGCGCTTCTTTTGATGATTAAGTTAAAAAAGTGTTTGGAATCATATATAGTTATAGGAGATAATAAATAATGAGTTTTTGGAACCAAGCAAGCATAGAGCCAAAGAGAGCGTTTAGATGGCTACTTTACATCTCTGGTATGCCGCAGTTTATAGTAAAGAATGTAAAGAAGCCAAGTTTTCAGGTAGCAACAACGAACCATGATTTTATAAATTACAAGTTCTACTACCCTGGTCGAGTGACCTGGCAGCCAATCACGGTCACAATTGTTGACCCTGTGCAGCCTGACTCTACAGCTAGTTTGGTTAAGATTCTAGAAAGTGCTGGCTACGTTTTGCCTGATGAATATACTTCGCAAGCAAACGAGCCAAGAACAATCTCCAAGCAAGCGTTCGTAGATGCTCTCGGTGGACAGATACAGCTTGTACAGTTTGGTGCAAACACAGGCGCTCAACAAGAAAACGTTTTGGAAAAGTGGTCTATCAATAATCCTTTCATTACGAGTGTTGATTTTGGGAGCCTAGACTACAGCCAAGATGAGTTGGTAAATATTTCAATAACCTTCCAGTATGATTGGGCTAATCTTGAATTGCCTGAGACAACTCCTGGTAAGATTTGGACTCTTAACCCAACAGCAGCGACAATTGAATAAAAGAAAAGAGGTATAAATGTCAAGAAATTCAAGGAGAACGAAAGTTCGGCAGGTTAACAAGCCTGCACCGCAACCTACTCCTCCTTCTCACCTGAACGACAAATCAAATCCATTTGGTATAAGTTTTGTTGTACCTACTCACACAGTAGAGTTACCCTCTCGTGGAAACTATTATCCACAAGGGTCTACTATGGCGGGAAGAGAGAAAGTAGAAATAAAACAAATGACGGCAAAACAAGAAGAGATTCTATCGAATGCTGATTATTTGACTGATGGCACCATGTTAGATAGACTGGTGTCAAGTATATTAACAGATAACACTATCAATGTAGAAGAGATGTTCTCCGGAGATAAGAATGCTATTATTGTAGAAGCCAGAAGAACTTCCTATGGAAGCGAGTATAGTGTAACACAAACCTGTGAAAATTGCAAAAACAACGAAGTTTTTATATTTGATCTTTCAAAGGTCTCAATAGAAGATCAGGAAATCGAAGGAGTTACTTATTCAGAAGAAACAAACTTGTTTTCTTTTAAACTTCCTTCAACCGGTCTAGACGTCAGCATCAAAATGCTATCTTCTGCAGACCAAAGATTTTTAAATGAACAGAACGATAAAGCAAAGAAGTTAAATATTGAAAATTCAGAAACTTTAAATTTTCTTAGAAGATGTGTTGTCAGTGTAAGCAACATAGAAGACAAACAACTTTTAAATGATTTGTTTTCAGTATTGCCGGTTTTGGATATCCGGAAGATAAAGAAAGTTTCCAACAGTATTGTTCCAACTTTGAACACTAAACAAGAAGTAACATGTGGTGGCTGTGGTCATGTCACCGAAAGCGAGGTGCCCTTTTCGTTGGGCTTCTTTTGGCCTGACATCTGAGTATGTTAAGGAGGTCACATACCAGGAAATATTCTTTCTCCAACATCACGGACGCTTCACGTTTACAGAAGCTTATAACCTACCTATCGGACTTCGAAAGTGGTTTGTGTCGAAAAACATAGACTTAATCGAAGAGAGAAATAACAAATCTTAAAAAACATCCTTAGCTGCATATTTACTAAGAGGTATTGTAAATGAACTGGGAAGAAATCGCAAAGCTGGTCAAACAGGCCGAGAAAGAAAAAGACCCTGTGAAGCAGAAGGGTCTGTTCGAAAAGGTAAAAGCCGGCATTGAATCACTTAAAGAAAAAGCCACCTCCGCGGGCTTCAAGTCTTTCGGCGGCGCCTTCGATATTTTCAAAGAAGCTTCTGATGTATACAAGGCTGAAAGAGAATCAATCAAGAATACCGGATTGTTGCTCGAAGAGCTGTCTGGACCCGGTGGTTTATTTTCAAAATTTTCACAAATTGGTGAAGAAGGCGTAGGTCTCTTTGGTAGAATAGACGAGGGTGTAAAAGGTGCAGACCAGCTAGCTAAAAACATGAAAGGCCTCTTTGCTGTCTTTGATAATGTTGAGTCGCTATCTAAAACTGCCACTGTTCTTAATGAGCTTGGAGTTTCATTCGGTACTTTGGGCGATGTTTTAGACTCAGCAGTTTTAGGCTTTGGGATGTCAGGTGAAGCTGCAGAGAAACTTACAAGATCCATAGCTGGGATTGGCGAAGCAACAGGTGTGGGTATGCAAACAGCCATGGAAAACTTTTCAGCAGCCCAGAAAAGCATGGCTTATGACTCAAATACTTTAATGGAAAATTTCAAAAGCTTACAACTCACAGCTGGACAAACGGGTGTAAGCTTCAATAAGTTGACATCTGCTTTTGGTGAATCGATGGATGAGTTCGGTGGATCTGCACGGAAGGCCGGCTCTTTGAATGCGATATTAGGAAGATCCGTCTTTAATTCAATCGACTTACTTGGCAAGACGGAAGCACAAAGAGTAGAGACAATCGTGAAAGGTATCAAGGAAAGCGTAGATGTTAAAGCACTGGGTAGAAACAAGTTCCAACTAAAAGCAGTAGCGGATGGCCTGGGTTTAACTCCAGACGAAACAAGAAGATTGTTGTCAGGTCAAATGTCCGTGGATGAAGCTCTTGCTGGTAAAGAATCGGCTGATCCAAGAATCAGAGCCAATGCAAAGATGGCGGATCTTCTTGAAAAAAGAACAAACCCAGCCCTCGCACAATTTGAGTACACAATTAGAAGAACTCGCAAAGCCATGGACAATGTAGCAGCAAGTGCAAACAAGGTCCAACGAGATTTGATCAGGAACCTGGCTGATTCTCTTGTTAGAACTGGCCAATTTAAAGATATTTTACCGTCCACGCGCCCAGCTGAAGTGGCAAAGACTCTGGACAACATGATGAATCAGATGTCTCTTGAGCAAGTCGAGAAGATCATCGCCAAGACCAATATTGGGCTCACCACAAAAAAGATAAAAGAAGGTGGACTGTTCGATGCCGAGTTTCTCAGAAAGGAAGGCGGTGAAGCATTTAAAAGATTTTTCATAGCTGTCAAAGAAGAGGCTGCTACAGCAGCCCAAACACCCGGAGGCACCACCGACGAAGCAACAGTTGCCAAATTTGGAAATATGAATTTTTCTCAAGAAACCTTGGACGCCACCAGAGGCGCATTGCGCAAAGAAAACGTCGACGAGCTTCTTGACGCACTTTCGAAAGGGGCAAAACAGTTCGAGGAAATCATGGACAAAATAGCGATTGGGTTGAAGTTAAAAAGAAAGTAAAAGGAGGATAATTTATGGCATCATTTCATGACATAGCAAAAGGTAGCGATCATTTAGTTAAGTTTTTGCACGTTGCAACGGAAACTAGGGTAGAATTCCCTGCCTTTATAAAAGAGTATTCAGATTCTTTTTCCGTATCTTGGGGGACCGAACAGATCTTTGGTCGAATGGATCCCATAAAACCCTATAGAGGCACAACAAGAAGAATCTCTATAGCTTTTGATGTTCTGGCACCAACGTTAGAAAAGGCAAAAGAAAACATGAACAACTACAGCACGCTTGTTAAAATGATGTATCCCGTTTATGGGGAACCACTCCAGGGAGGAGAGAAAGGACTGGGAAGAACCTTGAAGGCGCCACCATTATTGAGAATACAGTTTCTAAACTTAGTAAAGAATTACTCAGATGAGTCCATGGAAGAAGGTTTGCTTGGCTGCATTGGCGGTTTTAGTTTTAGGCCCAATAGGGACTCGGGATTTTTTACCCTTGATAACGAATTGTTGCCAAAGAATTTTAGCATATCTTTCACTTTTGAGCCTCAGCACGAATCACCATTAGGGTTTAGAGGAAAGAACTTCATAAATCCATCTTTTCCTTATGGTAGACCAACAGGAGAGCCTATCGATACAGATAAGGTAGACTCAGGTACAGCCCAAGTGCAAATTAAAAGAGAAAATGATATACTCGGAGGTCAAGAATGATAGATAGAAACGAAAGAAGAGAAATCCTGATCAACGATCACCCTTTCTATAAGAAAAAGCTAAAGAATAGAGGCTTAAAATTTTTCAGGCATTACTCAAAGATGAAATTGTCTGAAATTTCTCAAGAAGATATGAAGGATCTAACTATTTTGGATCATGTTTATGCCACAGGAGATTCTTTGAGTAAAATAGCATACAAGCACTACGGTGACACTAGGTATTGGTGGGTGTTAGCAGCCTTTAACCAGAAGCCAATTGACAATTTAATAAAAACAGGAGATATTATACATGTACCTCTTCCTTTGAATGAGATAATGTATTTATTAACCAGAGATGAGTGACGAAAAATCAATTTCATTTAATGAACAAGGATATTTAATCTGGGATCACTTTATAAAAGGTGCCGGAAGAAAACAAGGAAGCAAGCTGGGTCAGGGTAAGTCATCCAACAGTGGAATAACCTGTCACAAAGTTACAGGCAACTATACCAATGTAGATTTCGTCTCTAAAGTAATAAAAAAAGAAAATATTGATGTTTATAGAAATCTTATGGATCTGGAGACAAGAAAGTTGTCTTCGCTTGTTCCTGAAGTGAAGCTTTTCAAGATAAAAGATAAAAGATATATTCCTTTTTACTTTCCAGTCGCCGCAGAAAATGCTACTATAACATCTTTGCTTCAACCAGGCGCCTCCGTCGGAGGAGTTGGCATTAAAAGTTTTTCTTATCAATTTATAGGTAAAGATTTTTTTACAAGAGACAAGCAGATAGAGTGCTCGTTAGAGCTTTTCGTTGATTCAATAGAGAACGTGTTTAAAACTCCACCACCAGGCTTCGCGACACTAGCAGAATTGTTCACAATTTCTAGATCTGAGAGTGTGTCCTTGAGAGGTTCTATGTCGAAAGAAGTTTCAAGTGAGCAAGTAAACAAGCCCAGTTCACATGAAATTGGAGCATTTATAGGATACTCTGCACCAAACACAGAAGACCTTTTAACACAATCTGAGAGAAGAGCAATAGAAAATACTTCGATATCTTTGAGGATGACATATATAAACCACAATCTTAATGTGGCTCAAGACGGCACGGCCACAATCAAGGTAGATTACATTGGTAGGTTGTCCGGTATTCTGGATGATCCAATGTACAACATTATATCAACACCAGAAGAAATCCTTGCACTCGCAGATATACAGAAAGAGGTAGATGAAGCTAAACGAAGCGCAAAAGTAAATGATGTAAAACGAAAAGAGACTGAAGAGAAGATAAAAAGTATCATAAAAAAGAAAGCGAGTGAAAATTTTATTTCTGTCATGGAAATCTTGAGAAGAGAAAAGAAATTGCACGAAGAACCAATCAGGCTCATCGACTCGAAATTGTATAATCAATATGTTGGTAGACAAGAAGATCCGACTCTTGGTGTACTCATTAAGAATCCTTCGGGAGAGGGGTCACCTACAAATGCATACGACACCGCGAAACTATCCGCACCCGGGTCTGTTATTAGTACTGATCTTGTTACAAACTATGTGTACATGGGAGATTTTATTCAAGCGGTGATTTTCAGCACAAAAGAATCCTTAGAGAGAGCAAAAAAAGATTTAGAGAAACAGCGCCAATCTGGAGCGCTCGGAGCAAACAAGGTAGATGCAAAACTCAAACCCATTCAAAATTCTTTAGATAATTTAGAAAGTTTCAAAGTCCTATTTGGAAAGGTCGCGATCGTTACAGGAGAGACATCAGCGATTCAGGTCAACCTAGCGGATATTCCGGTTTCCGTAAAGACTATTTCAGACTTTGTGTTTAAGAATATTGAACAGAAGTTTTCCTCAAGAAAAACTTTAAAATCATTCTTAGAAGAAGTTGTAGGTCAACTATATCCAATGGCCACAACTAGACACCTTTATAAAGATGCTAAGACCTTGCCTTCAAACATTTCAGTAAAAGCAGTCGGCATTACAGGCGAGCGTACCGCAGTACTTAGCGCTGGAAACTCTGAAGTCTCTATATCTAAGTTGCCCAACTTCTTAAAAAACTTTAATCAAAGAAGAAGAAAGAAGGACGATATTGATTATATGATAATATATTCTGAGGTTTCTTCAAACAGAAACTCTGGCCTCGCGGGAGACGTAAAGAAAGATGCGGAAAAGGGTGTGTATCACTTTAACCTATCAAAAGATAGAGGAATGGTAAAGAGTATCAACTTCAGCTTAAACAATGTAAGATTTAGAAAAGAAGCTTTAATGCTGGAATCTGTTGATTTATACGACGAACTAAAGATGCCTTATAACGCTTCCATAGAAATGGTGGGCAACAACTTGTTCCTACCAGGATCCATGATATATATTAACCCATCCAGCATCGGCTTCGGTGACCCTAGAAACAAGCGATCAGCAGCCGCCAGGCTCGGCCTCGGCGGATATTATATTGTTATCTCTGTCAACACTGCATTCACCGCAGGTCAGATGGTCACAAAGTTAGATACTCAACACCATTCTTGGGCAGACGATGATTCCAGACTATCAACAACAGAGATGCTTCAAGAGACAGGAATCTATCAGACGGCCGTCAGAAATGTGGAAACAGGCAACACAACTAATCTTAAGGAGCTTTACAAGTAATGTCTTTCTTATATAAAGATGGAAAATACAGTACGACTCGCGACAGCTTTGTGGGAAGAAAAGCTTACAAAGAAAATGCTAAGTTAGACCAGGTTCAAGTTCTGGATACATGGTATCAGTATCCAAGTTATGGACTTCTTAACAAAGATTTCGAACCCGTTATATTGAATACTGACGAAACAGGTGCTAACTTAAACATTTTTGGACAATATGCTGGAGAAGACCTGCGCGCAGCCCCCTTTGTCGCAGAGGCTTTTGACGACTTTAGAACTTATTATGTTAACACCACATTGGAGAAAAACGTTGACTTTCCTTTATTTATAGATCAGGTCATACCAAAGGTTGCTTACTTGTCTTTCGATGAGCAATATCAAAATTATGTAGCATCAAATATGAACACTTTTGCTTCTTTGGTTTTGGAGAAAATTTCGTCAATTGATCAATTTAATGAAGAATTGTCTAAAATCATACAAGGAAATATACTTAAATTTCCAATAACTAAGTCCGGTTTCTTGCTCTCCCAACAATGTCCAATAAATGTTTCAGGTCTCTGTGTCGAGCTAGCGATTTTGGACTTTAATTCAGATACAGAAAAAGCGAAACTATTTGACACAAAGGAATTTCAGTGTTATGCTGAGGTTGCAAATGTTTACGGCTTCTATGTTGACAAGAACGCGCCATGGAGATTGATAGCTAATTTGCAGAGCCCCATAATGAAAGAATACATAGACAGGTACAGAAGAGGCACAGACACTGACATAATTTTAGATAAAATGTTTAGAAGTAAAACACAGTACGAGGATATTTCTAGTGTTTACTATTTCCATGCAGCTGTATTCAATGAGATGTTAGATATTTTAGAATTGCAGGCATCGTATTCAATTTCGGAAGAAGATTTAATATCATCGACGTTGAGATATAGAATGTTAGAAACAGGTGTCCCTATGGATCAGTTTGAAAAAAACAGAAATAATGTTTTAGATTTACACAACATATATGCTTCTAGGCATCCTTTTGATCCGCTGAAACAAGCATCCGGAAAGATCGGAAAGATTTGTTCTGAAAAATTGAAAGAAATTTATCTTGCAAAATCAAATATAAACAGTTATAATGAGACAACATTAAAGGAATATAGTGATTTTACAGACCCTAGATATCAAAGATAACTGCACCGGTATTTTCCATAATGATGAATTTTTGCTCGACGGCTTTCAAGAGCTGTTAGATCAATACTCTTTAGCCTGGAAACATTCCCCAATGTTGGATGACGAAAAGTACAAGTATTTGTATTTGCTTATAAAAGAGGAAGATCTTTCTTCGTACTGCCATGACCCGGAGCTTTTCATTACATATCGGAAAAAACTAGAAGCCCACCAAAAGGCAGCAGTTTCTGCAAAAGTTAGTTTGCAAGACACCTGTTTTTTTGATTTGCTACCTGAACATCAATTATTGAAGTGGTTCAGAGTTCGAGCTGGAGCCATGGACAATTTGCAAAAAACAGTACCCTTTCAAGAAGATTATGACATCTTACATAAGGCACATGTACTAACAACGACTATTGCTAGACAGGATATTAACTTCGAGGGTAAAGCAGGTAGAGTTTTGTATAACATTTTCGGGTCGGCAACAGGAAGACTAACAACTCGAAGAGGCTCAGTCCCAGTTTTGACCTTAAAGAGAGAACAGAGAGAATTGATTAAGCCTCAGAACGATGTATTCGTTGAGCTAGATTTAAACGCTGCAGAAGTAAGAACGTTGATAGCTCTTTCAGGCCGAGAGCAGCCACAGGGCGACATTCACGAGTGGGTTGTGAAGAATGTGTTTGATGGAGAGAAAGAGCGCACAAAAGCGAAGGTAGAGTTGTTTGCCTGGCTGTATAATCCTTCGAGTTCGAAAAGTCAATTTGACCAAATTTTTTCGCGGACAATTTTTCGAGATTTTTTTGCCCCTGAAGACCAAGTGCTTACAACGCCATTTGGACGAAGACTTGCCGTAGATGAAAGAAAAGCACAAAATTACTTGCTTCAATCAACAACATCCGATATAGTTATACAAAACGCGTACAAGATTATGAAGATGCTTAAAGGTAAAAAGTCTAAAATAGCGTTCACATTACACGATTCGATTATTGTTGACATGGACAAAAAAGATGCTATAATGTTAAGAGATATAAAAGAGCAGTTTGAGGAAACACCTTGGGGTCCTTTTAGAAGTACGTGTAAAATCGGTAAAACATTTGGTGATTTAAAGGATTTGGTGATTTGAAAACAATATTGGGCATAGGTACAGCAGGCAGCAACGTTGTAAGGCAACTTGGCGAACACAAGGTGTATAAACCATACACAATTTGTACCAAAAATCAAAAAACAACAAAATACCACTTCAACCTACCCGAACTCGACGGTCCCGAGGAATACGAGTCGATGGATATGACAAAGCTAGAGAAGTGGCTGTGCACAATCGAAAAAAATTGCACCGTATTTCTATGCGGAGCATCCAATTCGTCGGGCATCACCCTACGAGCGCTCCACTTTCTACACCAAAGAGGTGTAAAAATGGACATTGTGTATTTTACGCCCGAGATCGAGGTTCTTTCTGAGGAGAAAACTTTATGCGAAAGGGCTGTGAAGGGCGTTTTGCAAAATTATGCTCGAAGTGGCCTATTTGAAAAAATTTGTCTCGTATCCAACCTCCGGTTGGAGCAAATCGCGGGATCGACGAATGTGTTTGATTATTATGATCAAATAAACCGTGTATTTACAAGTACTTACTATATGATGGATGTGTTTAAAAATACAGAACCGGTTACTTCCACCTTTAAAAGACCAAATGCTCCTTGTAGGATAACCACTATTGGCCTGGGATCATTAGAGAATGACGATTTAACGTTTTTTCCTTTCAATCAAGAGGTGGAAGTGGTATACTATTATGGTATCAATGAAGAAAAGTTAAAAACAGAAGAAAACTTGTTCAGAACAATAACAAACACAGTAAAATCAAAAATTACAGAAGAGAGAAAAGTGAGCTTTGGGATTTTTCCAACACAATATGAAGATGACTACATTTACGTGGAATACTTTTCTCCAAAAATTCAAAAATAAATATTGACACAGATTAGAAAATAAGATATTATAAGAATATAAACTAAAAGGAACAAAATGAACAGAGAACAATACGAAGACCTCAAGGTTACGATACAAAATTTTGATCAAACTTACGTGTTTGATGTAGATCCTTCGCTAGTGTATGAGGATACAGCAACTTCACAAATTAGGCAAAAAGGAGCAGTCATCAAGAAGGTTCCTGCTATGGTTGCGGATATCGAGGCAAATGGGCAAGAAATTCCCGCAGACGTAAGAGTGATGCCTGATGGAACTTTTGAGCTTAAAGATGGAATAACCAGATGGCTTTCCCAGAAGAAAATTCCAGGCGGAAAGCTCAAAGTGTCTGTATATCATGACACAATATTTACAAATGAAGACGAGTGGACATTTCATCAAATTGAAGCAAATGAACACGAAACTGCAACATCGAATTCAAAAAAAGACATCGCTTTTCAGGTCGAAAAGCTTTGGACATCAGGCGCTCTAGAAAGAAGACTAGGGTATCGATATATAGGAAATGAAGCTCGCTTTATGAGAGAGGCACCTACGCTTTTAAAGAGTCAAACTTATAAGAGAGCTTCTGTTACCAAGAAATCACTTGAAAATTATTTAAAAAAGTGTGTCAACAGTTCATCAAAGGTAAAGAGTAGGTATCACAATTATACAAAAGGCCCCAACGGGACTTGTTGGGAGACGTTTAGTCAACTAAACACTTTGGGGTGGTCTGGAAATAAAGCAAATGATATTTGTAACAATATTGCAATATACGGAATGTATGACGCCGGCGAGGCAAAGGATATAGCTGGGTATGTCTGGATAAAAGCATCCAAGAATCCAAATGCGAAATATTATCTTTTAGCGTGGGTTGGCAACTTGTCCAACAAAAACAATACAGGCATCAAAAAAGAAAGACAAAGGATTTTTGATGCTTATAAAACAGAAATGCAAAATCATCCAAAGTTTAAAGTTCCTATGTTTGATGGTATCTTTTTCTTGCCACAAATTAAGACAGGCAAAGACAAGGAGATTCTACAAAAACTTTACTCGCCCCAAGAATTAAACTTGACATAAATAACAAAACATAGTATTATAAGAATATGAGTTGGTCAGGATATTTGCTGACCTGCTATAGCCGAGAGTGTGCAAAAAAACAACATACCATAAGGAGGTAATAATAATGGCACTTAATTTAGACGCAATGAAAGCGAAGTTAGATAAACTTAATGGAAAGGGTGAAGGAAAGAAGAATTTCTGGCGCCCAGAAGACGGAGAAAGCAATATTCGTATTGTTTCCACTCCAGATGGTGATCCTTTCAAGGAGAAGTTCTTCCACTATGGAATCGGTGGACAGTCTTTTCTTTGCCCGAAGCGAAACTTCGGAGATGATTGCCCAGCATGCAATTTTGCAAACAAGTTGTGGAACGAGGGTACAGAAGAGAGCAAGCGACAAGCAAAGGAAATGTTCGCAAAGCAGAGGTTCTTTTCACCGGTTCTTGTTCGAGGAGAAGAAGCTGAAGGTATCAGAGTCTGGGGCTATGGTAAGATGGCTTATGAAAAGTTGCTTACAATTGTTCTCGACCCTGATTACGGAGACATTACAGACCCCGAGACTGGCAACGATCTTAAGTTGATGTACGGCAAGCTACCCGGAGCTAGCTTTCCTCGTACTGACATTCGACCTAGGCCACGAAAGACCACCCTTTGTGACGAAGCTGTTGGTGGTGATGAAAGATGTGCGGAACTTTTGGAGACAATTCCGAACTTTGACGAAATTTTCGAGAGAAAGACAACAGAAGAGGTGCAATCAATCATGGATCAACACCTTTCTGGGGAGTCTGGAAACGCCGAACTTGAAAAGTTCGGAAACAACACTAATACTACAACTACTGATGCAGTTGAAGATGCATTCAACGATTTGTTGAACCAGTAGGATATAATATGCCTAAAATATCAAAACTCAAAAAAGGTGCATTAGATATTGCCTCAATTCGAGGCATTATCAACAAGAAAGCTGGTAGGGAAGTGGCACATTCACTTCAGGATAATAATCCAACAGAGGTGAATGAATGGATCCCTACTGGCTCCCGATGGCTTGACGCCATCATCTGCAAAGGCAGACATGCAGGGATTCCTGTGGGTAAGATCTCAGAAATCGCTGGCCTCCCAGGTACTGGCAAGTCATTCTTGGCTGCTCAGATTGCTGGGAACGCTCAAAAGATGGGTATCGATGTGGTGTACTTTGATTCAGAGTCTGCTATCGATCCTTCCTTTATGGAGCGCGCCGGCTGTGATTTGGACAGGTTGATGTATGTTCAGGCAGCATCTGTTGAGTTTGTCCTGGAAACCATCGAAGAATTGCTAGCTACTGGTAACAAATGGCTTTTCATTTGGGACTCCCTGGCCCTTACTCCGTCGATTTCTGATGTTGAAGGAGACTTCAATCCTCAGTCTTCTATGGCAGTAAAGCCGAGAATCCTGGCCAAGGGAATGTCTAAACTAACCATTCCTATCGCTGATGCGAACGCTACCTTTCTAGTTCTCAATCAATTGAAGACTAACTTGGGAGCAAGAACACCAGCCCAGGCCATGACAGAACCATATACGACCCCAGGGGGAAAGGCCATGATTTATGCTTATTCCCTTCGTGTGTGGCTCACCGCAAGAAAAGCTAAAGCTAGTTTCATCGTAGATGACAATGGTTTCCGCATCGGATCTGAAGTGAAGGTAAAGCTAGAAAAGTCTCGTTTCGGGACCCACGGCCGTACCTGTAACTTCAAGATCCTGTGGGGTGATGACGCCGTTGGTGTCCAAGACGAAGAAAGTTGGTTCGATGCAATCCAGATCTCTGAAAGACTTGAACAGTCTGGTGCATGGTTTACGCTAATCCACAATGATGGGTCTAAGGAAAAGTTCCAGCGCAAGCAATGGGTAACCAAACTTGAGAGTGAAAAATTCAGAGAAAGTGTCTTGACTATTATTGAAGAAGATGTTATTATGAAGTTCAAGAATAGAGAAGGCAAAGCAGACGACTTCTATGACGCGGACGATGTCCCGCCGACAGAATAGTCACCCACACAAGCCCGGCTCTTCGCCGGGCTTTTTTTATGGAGAATATAAATGAAGAGAATGATGATAGTGGATGCGTATAACCAGTTTATCCGCGGATATATAGTAGACCCTAGCAAAAACCCAAACGGCTCTCCCATCGGCGGTATGAGGACGTTTATCAATATCCTGAACAAGCTTACAAGAGAGATTAAACCAGATCTCATGGTTTTGGTTTGGGATGGCAAAGGCGGCAGCAAAAAGCGTCGAGCAATGAACAAAAACTACAAAGGCGGCCGCAAGCCTCCAAGGACAAACTGGTCACAAGTAGGAATGGATGAAGAAGACGTCCTAGACAACAAAGTATGGCAACAAATGAGAGTCATTCAATATCTAAATCAGACACCTGTCATCCAGTTCATGGAGAATCTAGTAGAGGCTGATGATGTCATTTCATATGTAAAGAGCAGCTCCGCTTTCACAGAATGGCAAAAAGTTATTGTGTCTGCCGACAAGGATTTTATTCAATTACTTGACGACAAGACAATTTTACACAGACCTATTCAGAAGGAATATTTGAATAAGAACTCTATAGTCGAAAAGTTTAAGATCCATCCGACAAACTTTGCACTGGCTAGAGCTATTGTGGGAGACTCCTCGGATAATCTCCCGGGAGTCCCTCGCGTTGGTTTAGAAACTGTAGCAAAAAGATTTCCTTTTCTAAAAGAGGAAGAGACGCACTACTTAAGTAGTATCCTAGAAGAATGTACCCGGCCAGAGAACAAACAAAAAGTTTACACAAATATTTTAGAATCAAAGGAGTTAATCGAAAACAATTATGATATTATGCAATTATCTTCGCCCATGCTATCAATTCAAGCCAAACAAGGGATTGACGATACGTTTGAGCAATATAAGCCCCACTACAATCAAACGGAAATGAGAAAACTTATGCTTCAGGATGGTGTGTTGACTGTCACTACAACAGACTTGGAACAAAGATTTAATAACATTATCACTTCCTTTTCACAATAAAATCTGGTATAGTATAACAAATACTAAGGAACAAGAATGGAACAAGTAAATAACTTCTCAAAGTTTGGCAAATCATTTCAAGAAGATTTGTGTCATCTGATTTTGAACGACCGAATATTTGCAGATCAGATGTTTGAAGTTTTAGATACAAGCTTTCTAGAATTAAAGCACTTAAGAGTATTTACTAGGAAAGTAAAGGAATATAGAGAAAAGTATGGAGTCCACCCCACATCTAATATCATGCATTCCATCATTCGAACAGGTTTGGATGATGAACCAGAATCAGTCAAGGTACGAATCCGCGAGTACTATGCGAGAGTTCTTGCAAATGGAGAAGTCCCCGACGGTGCAGACTTTATTAAAGATACGGCTCTGGATTTTTGCAAAAAACAAAAACTCAAAGAAGCTCTGATTAAATCAGTTGAGCTTATTAAATCTTCTTCTTTTGATGAAGTTTCAAAAGTTATAGACAACGCCCTTAAATTGGGATCGGACAATACACTAGGTTATGATTATCTTGCAGACTTTGAAGCGCGTTTTGTTAAGAGACACCGCAACCCTATTAGTACGGGCTGGCACGACATCGATGACATTTCTAAGGGAGGTCTTGGGAAAGGGGAGCTTGGTGTTGTTGTTGCTCCTACTGGTGCTGGCAAATCAATGGTACTTGTACATCTCGGGGCAGCGGCACTCAAGGCCGGGAAAAATGTATTACACTACACATTGGAACTTGCTGATACTGTTGTTGCTGGCCGTTACGACGCTGCTATTACTGGCGTTGAATTAAGGAACCTAACAGTATTTAAAGAAAAAATATATGACGAGATTAGAGAAATAAACGGAAAACTTATTGTTAAAGAATATCCAACTAGAAGCGCTAGTATCCAAACAATCAAAAATCACGTTGAGAAGCTAAAAAGGCGAGATTTTGTCCCAGACATGATCATCGTAGACTACGGAGACCTAATCCGACCAGAAAATAGCAGAAAAGATGAGAAAAGGCATCAACTGGAAACTATTTACGAAGAGCTTAGAGGAATAGCTCAAATTTGTGAATGTCCACTCTGGACTGCATCGCAAACTAACAGATCTGGGTTGAACGCAGAAGTGATCACAATGGAGTCAATCTCCGAGGCGTTCAACAAATGTTTTGTAGCAGATTTCATCTTCACGGTGTCGAGAACCGTGGAGGATAAAAACACCAATCAGGGACGCATTTTTGTAGCAAAAAACAGGAATGGTCCAGATGGACTGGTGTATCCACTATTCATGGACACGAGCAATGTGAAGATTAAAGTCCTGCCAAAAACAGGCGAAACCGCGAATGATATTATCCAAAAATCTTCTGCAGAAAGGTTAGCAAACCTGAAAGAGAAGTACAAGATTTTTAAGAAAGAAGGAGGAAATAAATAATGGAACTATCAAATCAAATCTTATCAGAAATTACAGTACACATGAAGTACGCGAGGTACCTAGAAAAAGAAAAGAGAAGAGAGACTTGGGAGGAGCTTGTTACGAGAAATATGAACATGCATCTCAAGAAGTTTCCAGAACTTGAACTTCAAATTAGAAAAGCCTATAAGATGGTTTATGATAAGAAGGTTTTACCATCCATGCGATCGATGCAGTTTGGTGGCAAACCAATTGAGGTAGCTCCAAATAGAATTTTTAACTGCGCTTTTATGCCTGCCGATGACTGGCGCTGTTTTAGTGAAGCTATGTTTCTTCTTCTTGGAGGAACAGGAGTCGGGTACTCTGTGCAAAAGCATCATGTGGAGAAGTTACCAGAGATCAGATGCCCAAACATGAAGAGAACACGACGCTTTCTTGTCAATGATTCCATTGAAGGTTGGGCTGATGCTGTTCAGGCATTAGTTAAATCTTATTTTTACGGAGGGTCCAGACTCCGATTTGATTATTCAGATATTCGCCCGACGGGCGCCGCGCTCATTACTTCTGGAGGTAAGGCCCCAGGACCTCAGCCCCTGCGCGAGTGCTTAGTAAAGCTAGAGGGAATGCTCTCACAGAAGGACAATGGAGATAAGCTAACGCCAATCGAAGTGCACGATATGATTTGTCATATAGCAGACGCTGTGCTGGCAGGTGGCATTCGCCGCGCCGCTCTCATTTCTTTATTCTCAGCCGATGATGAAGATATGATTGCTGCAAAAACAGGTAACTGGTGGGAGACCAATCCACAACGAGGTAGAGCAAACAACTCGGTTGTCCTACTCCGACACAAGATTGATAGAGAATACTTTATGAATCTCTGGGAAAGAGTGAAGGCATCTGGAGCTGGAGAGCCTGGTTTTTATTTTTCAAATGATAAAGACTGGGGGACTAACCCTTGTTGTGAGATTGGTTTAAGACCTTATCAGTTTTGTAATTTAACTGAAGTTAACGTGTCTAACGTGGATTCGCAAGAAGATCTCAATGACAGAGTTAAGGCAGCAGCGTTCATTGGAACTTTGCAAGCTAGTTACACAGATTTTCACTATCTTCGTGACATTTGGCGCAGAACAACTGAAAAAGATGCTCTCATTGGTGTCTCGATGACTGGTATCGCCTCAGGCGCAGTTTTGGAACTTGATATGAAAGAGGCAGCAAACTGTGTTAAACAGGAGAATACCAGAGCAGCCGAACTTCTAGGCATCCGACCTGCAGCGAGAACCACCTGTGTCAAACCCGCGGGCACAACCTCTTTGACCTTAGGGACTTCTTCCGGCATCCACGCCTGGCACAATGACTATTACATCCGCCGCGTCCGTGTAGGTAAGAACGAGCCGATTTACAGTTACTTAGCCCAAAACCATCCAGAACTTATTGAGGATGAATACTTTAGTCCTCATACCACCGCGGTGATTTCTATACCGCAAAAGGCACCAGAAGGGTCTATTTTGAGGACGGAATCAGCATTGCAATTACTTAGGAGAGTAAAACATGTTACTGATGAATGGGTCAAACCCGGCTTCCGTAAAGGCCAGAACACACACAATATTTCTGCAACTATCTCTATAAAAGATGCAGAGTGGGTAGACGTCGGTGACTGGATGTGGGAAAACAGAAACAGCTATAATGGTTTATCGGTTCTTCCATTTTCTGATCACACCTACAAGCAAGCTCCATTTGAAGATTGTTCTAAAGAAACATATGAAGTCTTAATTGATTCTTTGAAAAGTATTGATCTAACTCAGATTAACGAAGAAGAGGATAATACAGACCTTAAAGGCGAAGTTGCATGCGCCGGCGGAGCATGCGAAGTAAAATTTGTTTAAAAACTATTGACAAACCTGTTAAAATATACTATTATTGTAATACAACTCAACAAGAAAGGATAAATTATGAGTTCTAACGACGATAAATTACTAACGAAAGAGGAGCACCTCGCAAACTATATTAAGACATTTGTTGCTATCGAGGATGCTATGGAGCCATTCAAGGAGCAGCGAAAAGACCTTCGGGAGTCCTATAACGAGAATGGTTGGCTCTCCAAGGAAGAAATGAGATTGGCTGTAAAGGCCTACAGATTATATAAGTCCGAGACTGACATGGAGATCTTAACAGACTATGTAAACAAGTGTCAGCGCTCAGTTGGGAGGATCAATGGTCTCTAAAATAGAAATGTTGAAACCTGTTAACAGGCACCTTTTGATTGTTCCACATGTTCAAAAGAACGAAACAAATTCTGGAGTTTTACTACCAGAAGATTACAAACCAGAAGAAAATCAGTATATTGAAGCGTCAGTTATTGATATTGCTTCAGACTGTAGTAAACAGTTTAGCCATTTGAAATATAACAATATTGACAACAACAAGATTGTTGTAGATAGATCTATGATTCAAGAAGTTACGTTAAAAGAAAAAACCCACTATATGATTCTGGAGAACTATGTAGTGGGTGTCTATAGGAGGCCCAGTGAGAATTGATCTCTTTGGTGACAAAGTAGGTGCGGTTGAGTACATTTCACATATGGGTTCGGATTTGTCGGTTGTTAATGCTGCAAGAGTCTCGTTCGGCTCAGAGAAGGAAGAAGTAGATGAAAAAGATATTAAACTTATTAACTACCTTATGGCCCACAATCACTCATCGCCATTTGAACATTGCACTATCACATTTCGTTTTACCGTTCCTTTGTTTATTAGGAGCCAGCATCACAGGCATCGCACTTGGGCTTATAATGAGATATCTCGCAGGTATACTTCTGTAGACATTCAGTTTTATGAACCTAGTGAGTTCCGGACACAACACAAGTCGAATAGGCAAGCAAGCACAGAAAACCTGATAGATCCGATATTGGAATCAAACAGGGACGGCTCACCTACTTTGTCGTCAGCGTCCAGCCAAATTAGGGCTCACCACAAGGAGAGCATGAGATTGTTTGAAGCACTACTGGAGTCAGGAGTCTGCAGAGAACAAGCGAGAGGTGTTCTACCTCAAAATCTTTACACTCAATATTATGGCACCGTTAATTTGCATAATTTGCTAAAGTTTATCTCACTTAGGTCTCATGAAGGGGCCCAATGGGAGATACAACAAGTTGCCGAATCGTGTCTGGAGATAGCAGAAGAACTATTCCCCCACTCAGTTCAGGCATTTATACAAAAGAAAATGGAGAAGTAATGGCGTTCTTGTTGTCTCTCTGCTTGTTGTCGAATCAGCATATGGATCTAACAGATTATCAACACAGTAATCTATGTAAGTATGAAGATCACATTAGAACAGAAGCAGAAAAAAACGGCATTAAACCAGCACTTTTAGCAGCACTTATATATGTTGAGAGTGGTTTTTATAGGAACGTAGTCAGTGAAGCAAACGCTTGTGGTCTAACACAGGTTATTCCAAAGTGGACAGGGGGCCCAGAAACCAGAGGTGTTAAGTACACTTGCAAACAACTAAAAAACCCCACAACCTCGATAAGGGTCGGCGCGCAAATACTCTCCTACAACATCAAGGTCTATGCCAAGGGCAATGTGGACAAAGGGCTGTGCTTCTACAACGCAGGCACAAAATGTATTACAAGAAAAGGATTTTACAAAAGGTTAGGTTATGTTAAAAAAGTTAAGCGTATATACAGTTTGCTTTCTGACGATTGTTAGTTGCAACGACGAAACTACAACTAGGTATGGTAGCGTAGACAGTTCTCAGCGAACTGTGAGTGTTGATCTTGTTTCACCAGACATTCAAGTCGTAGAGATACCTGATATTACAGTTGATACGTGGGTAAATCCATGCGAAAATATCCCTAATACACATGTTAGGTTTTGTGATTGTAACCCAAGTTGTTGTCAACAACAGACCTGGTACTGTCCACCAACTGGGACAGAAATACAAGCAAAGTATGCAGTGTTGGATATTTGCGACGAGACCTTGACCCCCTGCGACAGAAATAGGGATCCCACTTGTCCGCCTGCAGAAATAATTGAAGAGACAGATTGTCAGCATGCTTTTGACTGTCCTCCTGGGATAAATGAGGACTTCACAATGTATTATGATTGTGAAGTGGATGGGAATCAGGGCCGTCAAGAAGTAAAGTGCGATAAGGGAAGATTGTATTACGGTGAGTGCATCACTTGTTTTGAAGAAGAGGAGATCTGCGATTTCCAAGACAATGACTGTGATGGAGACATAGATGAAGGGCAAAGAAATGCATGCGATGGATGCGGGACAGTACCAGAGGATATTTGTGACGGCCTCGACAATGACTGTGATGGAACTAGTGACGAACAACTCATTAGAGAGTGTACTACGATATGCAATTCTGGATTGGAGATCTGCGCAGCAGGTAATTGGGTAGGGTGTACGGCACAGAGACCAGAGGACGAGCAGTGCGACGGCGAAGACAACGACTGCGACGACCTAGTGGATGAAGGACTAAATTGTCAGTGCCCCCCATCGATGGTCGGCGCTTTGATACCCTGTATGGAGCCACCTCTTCTTTGTGGTTTAGGGTTTAAGACATGTGAGTGTGTAGACGAAGAGTGTGCAGTAACGCAAATGACTGAGTGTTTTGCTGCATGCCACTGGGTACCAGAACTTGCACAAACGGGTCAATGTGATCAGCTGATGGGGCTTGCTACAGACCCAGAGATATGTAATAACTTTGACGAAGATTGTGACTTGCTCATCGACGAACGTCTGACTAGAGAGTGTTACACAGGACCAGAGGGTACATTAAATGTCGGCGTGTGCATACCAGGAACTCAGGTTTGTAACAATGGTCAGTGGTACGGTAGACGTGAAACGGGCAACTATACGGTCGGTATTTGCTCAGGTGAAATTCTACCATCTGAAGAGATCTGCGACGGCGCCGACAACGACTGTGATGGCATTGTAGACTTTGGAGAAGAGATTCCAGAGACGGACATCTTGTTCTTGATAGACTGGTCAGGATCTATGGAGAATTATATTAACGCAGTCAGGATGGCCATGAACCGATTTGCCCAAACCTTTGAAGCAGAGGATAAATTAAAGTGGGGACTCATCGTCGGACCAAGACTTTTGCCAAACGAACTAGACAATTACGGGAGAATGAAGGAGGGTTTGATACTACAATCTGACATCGCTAGTTTTGAAGATTTCCTAACAGCGTTTGCAAATGTTGGACAGTTTGATAATCAAACTGGAAACGAGATGTTTAAAGATGCATTACTCTTGGCAGTTAGGAGTATATCAGGGAACGTTGATTACGATTTTAATACTGCGATTTGGTCTAACAGAACAGGGTCAGTCCCAGCGCTTCAGGATTTCAAAATTAATTGGCGCCCAAATGCAGACCGCATCATTGTACTTTTCACGGACGAGCATGATCAAACATATCTGGTACCGACGGTCTCTGACAGGGTTTTATTGCAAGCGCTTGTAACAACACCCAGCTTGAAGACTTACATATTTGCAGATGGATTTTTTCCTTGGGAAGATTATGCAATAGAGACAGGTGGAAGGATGTTTGATCTTTCTTCAAACCAAGAGCAAATGTACAGTGATTTGATGTCTATATTGGATGAAATATGCTTAGGCCCTCAACCTGAACAGGGAACAATGAATAGAACACCAGCCGGCTTCTTCCCAGCGTCTTTGCGTACCAGATATGACTATAGATTAGGCATATGTTATTGACTGGGGTTGTGATAGGCTCCACCGTGGAAGCCGCATATTACGCCCTAGTAAACGAATATCACTTCACAACTACTCGGAAGACACCCCCAATGTTTTACGAGCGCTTAGACGTTTCTTTGTTTGGAAAAACAAGTACAGCTGAGGCTTGGACGAAACTAAACATAATGTTGGGTTTGTTGTCGAAGAGATTACCAACCAAACCAAACACGAGTATTAGAATTTCAGATCAACAAATCAGAATTACATCAGATAACGTCACTTTTAAATATAATTTTGATAAGTTGTTTGTTTTCGACCCATCAGGAATTCAATTAGATAACGAGATAAAACAGGTAAAAGAAAAAACGTTTATTGTCTTGGATGATTTTGAGTTGTCAGTCCTCGGGCCTAAAAGATATTCTTTGCCACCTATAACAGGCTCTCAAGGGGTGTGTAGAGAATTGCATTTTTATTCATCTGACAGGGTCGACGGAGCGGACTATATCACAGATTGTGTTGTCGAGTCAGAGCTAACGATGGATCAGTTAAAGTCATTTGATTATTCAGATTCAATGATCAGGTTCTTAGTTAAAAGGCACTTGACATCAATAAATGTAAATGGTAGACTTATGAAGCACTACAAAAATGGTAATCCAAAATATCGTAAACCCAACGTAGTACATGTTAAAAGATTATTGCAAGAAAAGGATAATAACATATACAAAGATACAAAACACGTAAAGTTTATGAATCCGTCACTGGGGGAAATAATTGAACAAAGCACCAAAAGGTAGAAACCTAGCAGGTATCATACCGTTGACCGGGTGGCACAAATCGTTCGATTTCCCATGGCCAGATTATTTGCAGCCTTTGAGAGAGGGATTTTTGGCAGTTGAAAGGTCTGTTTATGAGTGTGCATATGCTGGCTGCGATAGTATTTGGATTGTATGCGGAGACGATGTTGCACCTCTTGTTAAGAGCCGTCTGGGAGACTATGTAATGTCTCCTCGATATTTTGAGGAAAAAAACTTTGTCAAGAGCAGAGAGTATCATGAAAAGTGGATTCCGATATTTTACACTCCCATGACACAAAAGGATATCGACAGAAGAGATAGTCTTGGCTGGTCCGCATTACATGGAGCGCTCATGGCATTTCAAATATCGGACAAGATGAGTAGGTGGGTGTTGCCTACCAAATATTATGTATCCTTTCCGTATGGAATATATAATCCGTCTATAGTGAGAGATTACAGGGATATGATTAGAGGTTCAGAATCTTTTTTCTTATCGAGACAGGATAAGACAGTCAGAGATAACCTCTATTTAGGATTCACTTTCTTTCCAGATGACTGGCCCAAATTCAAGCATCATATAAAAGACCAGTGCTCTGGAGGCACCCGGGCGATACCGGCTGCAGAAAGATGGTCAAGTAAGAACTTTACACTTGACAAAATATTCGATATTGATGTAATATCAATAGATAACAAGGTTGATGTATTTGAGTACTATAGTTTAGATACATGGGATGAATTACAAACATACTACGCCTCAGATATGAAGATACCTAGACCAACAAGAAAATTTATGAAACCATATTATCACAGGAGAATGATAGAAGATGAAGAATATTGAAGAAACTTATGACATTATGCCATCTATTGTTAAGAAACACGCCGGCATGCCAGACAATTATAAAGACTTGACAACTGACCAGGAAAGGTTTATAATAGAGATGTTCCAAATTGATAGAGAAGCAATAAAAACAACGTTATTAGAAACAGTAGAAGAAATGAAAGAATTAGTGAATGACATCTAAGAAAAACAACAATATCCCATTCGTAGGTTTACATGCCCATTCAGTTGCGGGATCCCCATTTGACGCCCTAGGGTACCCGCCAGAGCACATGGACTTTGCCTATGAGAATGGTATGGATGCCCTTGCACTTACGGACCATGGCAATATGAATGGTCTAGCTTGGCAGGTTCTGCATGCCAAGAAAATGAAAAAGGCCGCCAAAGAGTTTAAGCCTATTTTTGGTTGTGAAGCATACTTTATTCCATCAGTTGCAAAGTGGAAAGAGGAGTATGAAGAAATCAAAGCAGCCTCGAAGAAGAAGTCTGATTATGAGGCCGGCAATTCGGGCACCACTGTGGAGGATGAAGGCGCATCCAAAAAGCGTATAAAATCCGTCCTAAACAGAAGAAGGCACCTTATCTTGCTGGCTATGAACCAGACGGGTTTGCAAAACATTTTCAAGATGATCTCAAGGTCTTATAGTGGGGATAATTTTTACCGATATCCACGCGTTGATTACGCACTTCTTAAGAAACACAATGAGGGCGTAATCGCAGCCTCAGCATGCTTGGGTGGCGTTTACGCTGGCAACTATTGGGAAAACAGAGAAACAGGCCCAGACGCCGTTCTTGGCGCTATGAGAGAAACCACAGCAAAGATGCAGTCGATCTTTGGCGACCGCTGGTATGGAGAGCTTCAATGGAACAACATACCAGAACAGCATGAACTTAATCAATACATTATTCAGATGCACCAGGAATTCGGTATTGACCTGATTTCAACCGCTGACTCTCATTATTATAATGCGGATGTTTGGAAGGATCGAGAACTATATAAGAGACTAGGATGGCTAGGAAAGGGTAAGCCTGATTATTTATCAGACGAACTGCCCGTTTCAGTTGAGGAGATTGGTTATGAACTTTACCCCAAGAATGGTGAGCAGATGTTTGAGTCTTATAAAAAATACTCAAAGGAGTGTGGGGTAGAATATGATGAAAGCCTGGTCCTCAATTCAATTACGAAAACGCACCAGATTGCGCATGAACGTATTGAGACGTTCTTGCCCGACAATACCGTTCGCCTCCCGGACTTCGTTGTCCCCGAGGGTTCAACTGCTGGCCAAACCCTGGCTGCCCTTTGTGTTGAGGGTCTTCGCACCCTTGGGCTCCACGAAAACCAAGAATATGTGGCGCGCCTCAAGCATGAGGTCAATGTTATTGAAGATCGCGGGTTTTCGAAGTATTTTCTAACTATGAAATCTATTGCAGACGTCGCCGCCGATCGACAACTTGTGGGAGCAGGTCGAGGTTCTGCAGCAGGATCCCTCGTTGCATACGTTTTGAACATTACTCAGGTTGATCCCATCAAGTACGGCCTTCAGTTTGAGAGATTCTTAACCAAGGGCGGATCGGGTTACCCAGATATTGACTATGATGTATCAGACCCAATGGTCCTCAAGGAAGTCCTAATTGACCAGTGGGGTGATAACTCTGTGGTTCCTATTACCAACTGGAACACGCTTCAGTTGCGCTCACTCATCAAGGACATCTCTAAGTTCTACGGTATCGAGTTCACGGAAGTAAACAACGTAACAAGTAAGATGGTCTACGAGGCAACACCTCGGGCCAAGGCGAAGCATGGCATCACGGCTGGTGTATATGCTCCCACGTTTGAAGAATTGATGGAGTTCTCAGAGTCCTTGCAAGCATTTCTGGAGAAGTACCCACACATCAAGACTCACATTGAGAAACTGTATGGGCAGACACGTTCAGCTTCACGTCATGCTGGTGGTGTTGTTGTAGGTGAAAATCTAGATCAGTGGATGCCGCTTATCAACTCAGGAGGAGTTCGACAAACACCTTGGTCCGAGGGTATGAACGTAAGGCACCTTGAACCCATGGGCTTCATCAAGTTTGACATCCTGGGTCTTGCTTCACTTCGTATGTTGGAAGGCGCCATCGAGCGCATTCTCAAGCGCCATCACGGAATGGAGGACCCTACTTTTGCAGATATCAAGGCATTCTATGACGAAAATCTACACCCAGAGAAGATTGATTTGGAAGATCGAGCAGTCTGGGAGAATATCTTCCACAAGGGAAAGTGGGCAGGAATCTTCCAGTTCACAGAGTCTGGGGCCCAATCGTTCTGCAAGAATGCGAAACCAGACAACATCATTGACTTGTCGGCTATCACTTCTATCTACAGACCAGGCCCCCTATCAGCAGGTGTTGACAGAAAGTACATCGGCGCAAAGAAGGCACCGCAAGAAGTAGAATACATCAACAAGCAGGTTCGTGAAGTAACGGAGGAGACTTATGGGTTCCTCATCTTCCAGGAACAAATCGCTATGTTGGCTCACAAACTGGGTAAGGATCTATCTCTAGATGAAGGTAACAAGCTCAGGAAACTACTTACTAAGAAGGGTACTGATGGAATTCAGGCTGAGAAAGACAAAATCTTCGACAAGTTCAAAAAGGGTTGTGTCGAGAAAGGAATGAAAGAATATGAAGCAAGAGAATTGTGGGAAACCTTTGAGTACTTTTCCGGTTACGGCTTTAACAAGTCTCACGCTGTGTCCTACTGTGTCTTATCTTATCAGTGTGCTTATTTACTTAATTATTACCCAGCAGAGTGGCTAGC